ATTCTTGAGGGTGTAGGCGATAAGTACGCTGAGAATAAGTGGGGGATTACTGATCCGGACAGAAAATTTGAGGAAGAATATAGAAAATTTCGCCTAAGAAAGTTTGGAAATGTAGTGGCAGAAACCATGGGATATCCCGTAGTAAAAAATCCAGAAACCCTGGACTTGTTTCCTCCAGGATCACGAGGACTGGTGATGAGAAACGGCGACCTTCTGTTGGTTCCAGATGCTCATAACGTTATTCACCCCGATATCATAGAAGCCCTAAACAAAGAAGGCATACTCAAGGGAGCAAGCTTATTTAAGTGGGAAAATGTACCTCAATATCCCCCAAAAGAATTCATCGCTATTCAACGAGTGTGGAATAAGAACGGATTTGGGATCAGTGAATCATACACCATACCAAAAAGAAGACACGCAGAAGAAAGGGCAGAAGTAATGGATTTGTTTGAACCTTTTATAAATGCGGCAAACGGAAAAAACAGACAGTACTCGTTCCTAAATGATAACGTATTCAGTCTCATAAAACACATGTTGTCAGCAGAAGAAAAAGAACACTTTAGAAGATGGGCCTAGTAAGAGAAGCCATAGGAGACGTATTAAAACCTAAATCCGAGGAGGATATCAAGCGTAGCATGCAATCCATGGATAGCGATGATTTGTATTCTCAGTGGTACTCTACACGCAACCCACATTTTTTATACGCATTTTTAGATAGATCAGACGCCCAAAATATGATAGAAGATGAAGATCTTGCAGATATAAGTAATACTTTTCCAGACATTCGTAAAAAAATATTTACATGGATAGTACAAGCGATAGGCACAAAGTTTAATGATTATTACATTACAAAAACAAAAGGATACAACTTTAATTTTGTTGATTGGGCTTATCTGGTAGAATTTCTTAGAACAACCGACATTGGTGAAGATAACGTTGAAAAAATCCTTTCTGGTGATGCGTTTAATTTATTTGATGGTGCAGATCACATAGATAGTATTTCTGAAAATATGGGCGGATATTGGCATTACGTTAGTGACGGAGATGAATTGAAGGAAATGATGGAAAAAGAAGCTGACGATCCATCCGTTCTTGAAGACGTGGACGGTATAGTCAATCTCTTAGAGTTTCTTGGAGAGAACCAAGATGATTTTCCAGAGGTAGCCCAAGCAGTTAAAAATGCCATGCACGAAACCGAGGCCCTTGCCGATGAAGACGCTGCATATAGAGGAATCACCGACAAAATTAAAAAGGAACTGTTTGGAGGTAATACGCCGCAATGGAAGAACGACAAATTCGCTGTTCCCGTTTCAGAAGATAATATCATAACCATATTTCAAATACAACAAGGCGTTGATGATAAAATAGACATAAACCCTCCACAATATGGATGGAGTGGAGATGTTGCAAATTATGAGGAAACATTTCTTGATGCACTAAGCAATCAATTCGATAATATTGATATAAATGAAGCTGCCAAAGCTTCTGATTTTCTTAAGCCAAAATCAGAAAAAGACGTTACTGATGCATTCCATGACCTAAATATAGCAAAACAAGTAGAATTAATAAATGATGATGAACGAAAAGGGACTGTCTTTCCAAAGAAAGATTGGCCTTTATTAATGAGAATAAAGGAGGACATGAAACATGACGAGACCTTTGATAAGTTCTTTCGTGTTACCTCTGCTGAACCATTAACGTATTCTGTCCACCAACACGATATTTCTTACATAGGTTCGTATTTCAGGGTTTATGCTCGTCAACTTCAATCCATACCACACATATTTGTAGAACAGTTAAATGAAAATCCCGATCACATACGAGCATATATTAAAACCGATGACAATGTCCGTGGTAAATTAGTCAAAATAAAAACATTCAAAGAATTTTGGGATTGGATGATGAAGGCTGGATACAAAACGTATATAAACGAAGGGATATCAAACATATTAAAACCAAAATCCACCGAAGATTTACTAAAATCATTTAAAGAGCTTTCAGTATCATCCCAAGCAGAATGGATTTTAGATAATGTTTTATATACTAAAGATAGTGTTATATCAATTGAACATTGGCCACTTATATTACAAATAAAGGAAGGATTAAAACACAATAACGAATTCACAAATCGATATGAGATGACTTCAATATCTAATCGGGATCCATTCACTGAATTGGTGGAGGTACCGCTCAATGGAGAAATTCAATTTAAAATATACTCAAAAACTCCCACCGCTTTATCTAATCATATCCAGGTATCTCAATATGATTCGGAGCCTCATAATATTCGCGTGTACGACATAGACAAATATGATACAACAAAAGAAGAAATTATTGAAGATTATCGTGGATTTATTAAATGGTTCAATGATGATTACCTTCATAAATGGGGCCTTATTCCAATAGCTGAAAGCATCAAAGATGTTTTAAAACCGAAGGATTTTAAAGTGACAAATGAATCAATCATTGATAAGTGGGAAGAAAAACAAGAGGAAATGCCCCAAAGAGAATACAAAGAGGCGGTGCAAAGAATAGTTGATACGTATACAAAAAAAGGTGTTTATAATTTTAATGCGGAGGCTATCAAATATTACGTTATAAGAGAAATAAAAAAAGGAAGAGATCCAGAAGATTTAAGCTGGGTGGGATACGAAAATTCTATATATGGAAGGCGTGGTTAGTATCATATTGATGATTTTAGCGGGCATGTTCAATGCCGCAATGGACGTGCTCAAAGTACGTTTCAAAACTTCAATCTTTCAATATTGGAAAGGTCAACAGTGGATAAATCCCTCATTATCATGGACAAACAAATGGAAGCCGGTTACCAAGTTTGGAGATCTTATCATGTCTACTGTACTCGTATGGGTCACCGACATGTGGCACTTCGTTAAAATGTTGATGCTTGCTTGTATATCAATGGCAATCGTATTCTATCAACCGATATTCGGAATATGGGATGCTTTCATCTTATATTTCGCCTTCACGGCAACCTTCGAATTGTTCTTCTCTAAAATTTTTGTGAAATCTTAACAAAAATTAACACCCAAAGTCGAAAAAAAGAATTAATTTTGTTGGTGTATCACAAAAGGAACCTTTTGTCCTACCGCTCCGGGCTCACCAATAAAGTTAATTCGTTTATTCAACTTTGGATAGTGACATTTGTGCATGAGTTAAGTCTAAAATACGACAAATTGTCATTAAGTAAAAAAGAGGAGCTTAGTGCTCCTCTTTTCTTTTATTGTTTTGGCCAATATGTAAGGTATTCTGAAATGTCTCGTTCAGGTTGTGATGGGACTTTTCCGATTGGCGTTTCAGATGTACTCGTTCCAGTAAGATAGAATACTTCCATTCCATCAACTAGTGCAGCACAATCTCCAGGAGTTGCGTATGATGAATCACCGCCTCCCTGGAAAGTATTCCAAGTAATTACACTAAGCATGATGTCTGATTTCTCTCGGGTTGAAATATGATTCCAGGTATAATCTAAAACACCATTTACAAAGATTTCCATGAGGCCATCTTTTGACCAAGCACTTGATTGAACAAGTCTTATTGTGATATTAGTCCACTTTCCAGTTTCAAGTTTTGATGGGATAACAGGACCTCGACCATATTGATATTCAAAATCTTCATGGAAATAGCAATAGTATTTCATTTTTCCTTCAGGTTGCCACATCATTAATGCAAATGTACCTTCATCTTCTTGTGGGCCAACTAACCCTGTTGGACCTGGGATAGAGGCGAAACCTGGCATTTTCCCGCCATTACCCCATTCAAATCCATCTTCAAAGAATATATTATATGAAAGATATAGTTCATCCCACCCGGAATCTTTACTCATAACGGAATAGATGTTTACTCCGGTTCCATTACCTTCATTTCCTCCGGTTTCCCATGCTAATCCAACACCCCAATGACCAGGGCCATAAGAGTTTTTCATTACTTTCTTGCCATCTTTTTCTATTATAGAAACATAATCATTTGGATCCACGTAAGAATCTCTGCCATTCTTATAAGTTTCCCAAGGGAAGTCTTTTTTAATTTGTTCAACACTATACGGAGTTTGTATAGGCGTATTTACGAAATTCTGAGTCCAGACTGTAGTTTTATTTGCTGGTTCTGGAGTTGGTGGTTCGATTGGTGGTTCGATTGGTCCAGTTGAGGGTTCTGGTTCGATAGGTGGTTCAATTGGTGGTAATTCTGTAGAAGAGTCCTTTAAACTAAAGGTGATAGTTCCATTGATATGGATTTCAAGCGCACTAAGCATTTCTTTGAATGCTTCTAATTTCAAGGTATCCATTGTTTAAGTTACGTCATTATTTTCCGTATAAATTATTTTAGTTTGTTTATATATTAAAAAAGAGGAGCTCTAAGCTCCTCTTTTCTAATTAGTTTTAGGCCAATTTGGCAATGCGAACGTAATGTCTCGCCCATCCGGTGATGGGATTCCATTAGTTTCAACAATTTCAAATAGTGTTACATCATCCAATTTAATCCATTGGTCTTTAGATGGTGCCCAATCCTGGGTGTTGCCACCAAAGAAATGCGTCATTGCCATTTCTTCAATTTTAACACTCATGTCTGATCTCAATCTCATATTATCAACCCGCTTAACAAACTTTCCATCGATGAAGGCTTCAAGGAATCCATCGTCTTTGTCTGCTGCAGAGTTTAATACTATGCGTTGAGTTAAATTGTGCCATACTTCATGATCATAATAGAAACTAAATGTCTCACCAGTTTCTGGATCAGGGTATCTTCCAAAATGCTGCCCGTAAGGTTCTGTTCTATCCGGCCAGTAAGTATAGAAGTCTAGGGTGCAATGTTGCTTAAACATCATTCTTGAACTAAAACCGGTGCCTCCTCCGCCAGAAGGAGATGTTCCTCCCATGAGCCCCGGAAGTTTACCTCCAAGGACGGGTTCGAAATACGGACTAAAAATGATGTTGTATGAAAAATAAATTTCATCTCGTTTTTCTTCTTCTGTCATAACCTTATGAAACTGAAATCCATAATCTGGACTTATGTGATCGGCATGAGTTTTAACTCTCATTAATCTAGTTTCATTGTCATCTACAATTTTTACATTGTAAATATCTTTCCATCCTAGACCGTTTGAATACTTACTTGGACCAAAATCTCTTATGGCCTTCGATAATGTATACGCACTGTCTAAGGGGACTTCAGTAAAATCTTGAAGAAAGATCCTATTTATCTCAGGATCAGTTGGTGGGTCAATCGGTGGTTCGATTGGCGGGCCCGTAGAGGGTTCTGGCTCTACTGGGGGGTTTTCATTATCTTTCACATTGAAAGAGAGTGTACCTGATAGGTCAACTTTTATTTCTAGCGACCCAAGCACTTCAGCCAGTGCTTTCTTAAAATCGGCTGCTTCCATATACATATTATATATTAAACTCGCATGAATTGATTAAGATCCCATTTGTTACCATTATCATCTTCAAAATACGTGAATATATCATCGTCATCGTCATCTTCGTCATAATCTTCGTCCTCGTATTCATCATCGATTTCTTTGGATCCATATTCTATTGGTGCAGTCCTGGGGATTGTTTCCCCGGTAAATCTGTATTCTACGCCATCAGCAGAAGGTATTACTTTTAGCTCTATGCCACCCGTATTTGACAATGTCATAACTCCGTCAGGCTGCCAATTATTTTTATAATAATCTTCGACTGCTTGTTGTGCAAACACTGGCGGCGTAACTCCATCAGCATATGCTTGATCACCGCCACTAAACTCGACGTAAGCCTCAAGTCCTGCATCCATAATAATTTTATCAATTTGATTTATAACAATTTCTCCCCATTCATCCCTGCTCATGTTTTTCATTACATCTTGAATCTCTTTTGCTGATTTAGGTTTTAATATATCACCCATGGATTCATTTACCTTACCAAGGTATTCCTTTAGAAAATCATAATCGAAATACACTATGTCAGCTTCATATTTACCCGTATTATTTTTAAAATATTCTATAACGAGTTTATATTCGGAAACATAAACATATGAGCTTTCGGTCCTTGGCTTGTACGGCCCCGGTATGACTACTTTTTCCCTTGTGTATTTTGCATTTATCGTTTCGCCAAATAGGGGATTTATGCTAAATGATTTAAGGTTGTATGCATTGATTAAAATATCACTCATTTTTTCAGAGTTAGCATAACCCTTAGCTTGAAAATAATAAAATTCTGGTCCAGCATCGACCTTTTTTGGAAAATTTTTATTGAATTCTGCCTGTAAAACTCTACCCTTTCCTGAATTTACCCACCCATCCGGATTGTATTTAAAAATTCTTCTGGTTTCTATCTGATTATCTATATAAGAAACAACCTCTTTGAATGTTTCCTTCTTATCTTTGGGCCTTAATACATCGGTTATGGATTCTCGTACAAGCTTCATTATAACGATTTTATTTATATATTTAGAGGGTTTTTGAGGAATTAAATATATAAAATAAAACTACTGAATGATTCAGGATATTTACATTAGAAGTCCACGAGATCCCAATTATGTTTATGGAGTTTTACAACACTCGGACCCTATTGAGAGCATCATTGCAAAGATACGAATGATGTTTGGAACCACTCAAGGACAAGTGCTTGGAGACTTAAATTTTGGTGTGGGTTTAGAGGATTTGGTGTTCCAAACTCGAATAAACAAAATGGAACTTGAAGAAAAGATAAAGACACAGATAATGCAATACATTGATGAATCTGCGAAGTACAAAATTGAACCACGCGTATCATTTGGAAAGGAAGAGGGATACGACTATGCAGTGGTAGATATATTCATTAACGATTTGAAGGTAATTGGAATCTTAGTACAGTAAATGGAAGCTAGAAAAGTATATGAAGCATTGGAGGATATTCTTGTTCCAAGAGAAAGATCAGAAATTGAAAAAGATTTAAGCGGAATGTCTTTAGGGCAGAAATATGAATTGTGGCTTGATGGAAAATTAGATGTAAAATTCCAACCATTGATTTCTAAATTTTATGATAGGATGATTGGTTTTCTTGGTAAAAACCTAGGAATAGGCACGGCAAGAACCGTCCACCGTCAATCCGACGGAATAGTATTTAATATTTCTTTAAAGAACAGATTTACAATGCAAGTTACACAATACGAAGATGAACCAAAAGATCTGCATATCGGCATTTATAATTCTAATAATGATAGAATTCATCAAGAATGGATTAATTCATTTAAGCGATTAAAGGAAATGGTTAAAGAAGCAAATGCAAAGGTTTATGAGAATTTGATTTCAAATTGGGAAGAAAGATCTGAACCAGAAACAAATAAACTCGTTAAAATATACAAAGGAATATGGGACATTTTAAACGCGGACCCGAATACATACGAACCATTTTCCGATTGGGCAATTGGATTGATTAATCCTGGCAAATATCAAACCCAGATGATGGACCTCTATTACAAGTATTATTTAAAGTTCTACGACCAAGGACCATACCAAATAGAAGATCTTTTTAATGTATGGGGACACAAACCAACAAACCAAAGTGCAAAAGAAACGATTGATCAAATGAAAAGCTTTTTGGATCAATATATGCAAGAAATAGGAATTAGAAAATTAATTTAAAATATGGCAACAAATAAAGTAACCTTTGATTTTTTCAAAACATCTAGAATTAGATATTCTGAACTTTATCAAGACGCTATAAATTTTGTAAAGGCTACATACGAAGACGTTGGACAGTACTTTACTATGGCTTCACCAATGGGTCAGTTGTTACAGATCACCCTTCACATTGGAAGGATGATTATGTACTACATTGAGGACTCCATTACTGAACTGAACATAAACACCGCTTCAAGACCGGCAAGTGTTAAGGGAGTTGCGTCTTTAACGGGACACAATCCATCAAGAGCGATGGCTGCAAGGGGAGCACTCAGGTTCACTTATAATGGAGCTAAGTTATCCATATACGGAAACACCGTTACCATCCCTAATTACACACAGTTAACCTCTACGATAAACGGACTAACATACACAATAATTCTTCCGGGTGAAGAGTTAAGATTAGACTTAACGGGCATAAATAACTTTGTCAATGTAAACATTGTTCAGGGAAAGATCGAATACCAACAAGCAACCGGAACCGGTGATGCACTTCAGTCATACAACTTCCAAAACAAAAAGGGAGCAGGGATTGATAACTTCTTTGTTAACATATACGTGGACGGAAAACGTTGGGAGAAGAGAAATTCAATACTTGATATGATATACCAAGAGGAATCAGTTATGGTAAAAACTGGAGTAACCGGCGGCATTGATTTATTCTTTGGAAACGGATACCAGGGAAAGATTCCACGATTGGGCGCAACCATACTCGTTGAATACTTACTAACCGATGGAGAACCTGGAAACATTCAAACCCCGTCTTCCCAATCACTCACAAACTGGAAGTTTGACACAAAGGGATACGCCCTTAACGGAGAAGAGGTTGATTTAAACAAGATACTTAAAGTTGCAATCAAAAATGACATAATTTTTGGAACCCTAGAAGAACCTCTCTACCTAACGAGGTTATTGGCTCCTCATATGTCCCGTTCATTCACCCTCGCGAATGCAGATAATTACATTTATTTCTTACGTAAGCTAAACATGTTTACTATAGTCGACGCAATCCCTGGATTTGCCACGTTTGAAGACAGGTTTGCACTCGATAAATACACCAAAGCAAGATCAGTATTTGAGGTACAAACTGAAGAATACAGAAGCCTATTGTCAACCATTGGCGCAAATGCTGATCGATCTATTCAGAAAAAACAAGAGGTTCAGAATGCACAGAACGAAGTTTACAAGTGGCAGGCGATACTTGAAGAACAGAAAAAAGATGATAACACTGTTTATCTGTTCTTGGTTCCAGACGTAAACAAAAGGATCTCAGCAGCGCAGAACTATTACACTTGTTCGTTGAATTCGTTCATTCTAACAGGAAACGAAAAGACAGCAATCCTTGATTTAATAGAGGAAAGCGGGCAAAGGATAATCACAGTGGACAACGCAATCATGACGCTAAAGTATCCTCGCTTTGTGTTGAATCTTTCCTTGGTAATTTATGAAGGATTTGAATTCGATGCCGTAAGAGAAACAATCATATCTAAGACCTCTGAATATTTCTTACAAAACACAAGAAGAGACAGAATTCCACAATCAGATATCGTTAGAATAGTAGAGGATGTTGAAGGGGTTGACTCTGTAACCGCATGGTTTGACGCAGATAAAAACAATCAAACAATCTATCAATCTGGATATGGACTCGATGATTACGGAGATATTCTTTTGGAGAGATACGTTGATGATGCATTTGGAAACAAGGTTCCCGTTAAGGACTTGTATCCATTGATAAGAGGCGGGTTTGAATCCTCAAACGGAGTGAATTATGATGATTCATTGGAGAAGAACAAACTATCGACCGTTAACATAAACCTAAGAGGTATAACGCCGGTTGATTTCAACTCTAAGAATAACAAAACTATTGTGAGCAATTTATAATGAAAGCTAAAAAAGTATACGAGGCAATTGGAGATGTACTTAAACCTAAATCTGATGAAGAAATTGAAAAGGCTTTGGATCTTGAAAAATTAGCTGGTCTTTTATTTTCGATCGATGATGATTATTCAAATGATAAAGACACCGAAGTATATGATTTTAGTATGGCAGGATATGATTTTGGTATGGAGTTAAAAAAACATTATAATGGTAACGTACCACATGATCCTGATGACGGAGATATGATTCACCCATTTATAGTATCTAAAATAGAGGAATTAATAGATGATAATTATCCTGAATGGTCCGACCAAAATATAGATAATTTTTGGGAAGGCATCACAGACGGATGTATGGCATATTAAATAAAAATTGACAAATGGCAGCAAACAATCAAATAACAAACCCCCGTCAAGGTGTACCCGCAAGGTTTACATATACGGTACGTATACCTTATCTGTATCAAGCGAAACACCAGAATGATGAATACAAGAATATGGGTTATGACTATCATGGCCAGATTCTTAAGAAGACCACTTCGGCTGAATTGTGGTCAAACCCGTTGCAAACAAGCATGATGGGACAGATAGAAGCCATGATGACATATGTATTGGAACAGGTTAAAATGATAAAAAAGTGGTACTCTATAGCCCACGATAAAGACTCACTTAACGTTAATTAATGAAAGCGCAATTTATATACGAAGGAATTGAAGATATTTTAAAGGCTAAATCTAGCGATGAAATCAGCGCAAGTATAAAGAACGATCCTGTTGCTATGGCAAAGGTTGACCTCATTAAAGCGTGTATGAAATATTGGAAAAAACAGGGAATCGTATTTGGAAAAGAAATGACCGCCGCCCAGCTACAAAAGCGTGGATGGAAAAATGGTTTTGCTGATAGAATTTGGAATGGGGCAACATTCATCCCATTGTATGCTTTTTTAAGCAAGACACAGTACTCCATTTATAATGAATTGTATGGGCGTATAATGTTGAAAAACGGAACATATTCAGACAACATAAATGCTATTTCATCTATAAGTATAAGCATTGAGTGGGACGACGATATAAGTAATTATATTTTATGAAAATTATAAGAGAAGACATAGGAGATGTATTGAAGCCAAAATCTGACGAGCAGATCAACAAAGATATTGCTGATTTTACGCCAGCAAAATTGCTTAAGTTTGCTATCAGAAACGATGATGCAAAGAGAGCGTTAATGGCAATAAAGAATGGTGCCAACATTCAAGGGCACCAGTACGAAGCCTTGGTAAAATTATTGCCGGATGTAAATTTAATGAAGTATTTAGACGTAGACGGTTTGTTTAAGGTTGGTGTTGAAACTAAAGACTTAAGCAAGATCAAAAGCGCGATTAGAAAAGGCGCCAAGAATTTAGATTACTTAAACGGACAAGCATTGATGGTCGCCATTCATGCGGGAGATACAGGTTTGGTTAAAGCATTATTAAAAGAAATAAACCCGAGAAGAGGTGGACGATTAGAGAATATGTACCCACACTTTGATAACGCACCAATTCGTAAAGCTTCACAGTGGGGAAAAACAGACATAGTTAAACTGCTTCTAAAAGATTGGAGAGTAGATCCCGCTGTAGATGATCACTGGCCATTAAAAGTCGCAATAAAAAATAAAAAATGGGGAGTGGTAGAAGCACTCATAAGCGATGATAGAGTTTTAAAAAAATTAAGTGGAAAAACTTTAAAAGCAGTACTTAGAAAATTGACAAAAATGTTAAATACGTAATATGAGACCACAACTTTGGAAAATATACGATAAGAAAGGTAGCAACCTTAACTTAATGGGTGATTCATACATCAATATGAAATTTACTTCAAACCTAGGAGTGGGAGCAGCAGGCTATGCAATCACCGATCCAAGTGCATTCATTGTAGATACATTCATTTCTAATGGTGGAAAGGATTACACAACATCTGATTCCATTCAGCTTGAATATACTTTTAGCACAGATGGACAGCCCATTGATGTGGATACATCTATATTCGTTGCAGACGTTTCAGTGTTTGATCCCGAGGGAAGAAATGCCCAATCAGTAACAGCAGTTACGATCGATAGTTCTGCTGAATGGATTTATCCCGCTGTTACGTTCGCCGGTGCGTTGTTCCTTGATCCAGTTTCTCAAGGGCTTATTGAAACCGAACACCTTACCATATTTGAGGACGATCCATCCATTGGATATGTTACACCTCACGACACATCCAATGGTTTACTCGTGTTTAGAATGTCAGGTGACGAAACCCAGATAAGTTTGTTTACACTAAATGAATACACGCAAGAGATCCTTTGGACCGATGAAATCATTTATGACGTTAGTTCGTATGTAGTGGGTGGAAGCCTTCAATTAAACATAGGATTTAGATCCAATGTTGAAGGAGTGTTTGAAAGAAGACTCATGGCGTATCACCGCGTTGGTGGGGTTGATTACCCACTGGTGGAATTAGTGGTGAATGCCCAGTCCATTGGAAAGGATGAAAGACTCAACACCCTTTTGGATAACTTTGGTTTGTATCACCCAGATTCCTTCCCACAATTATTTAAAGAGGTAGATATAAATGAAGATCTTCCCGATTGGGAGATATTAAACTATAAGGCCAAGCACATGATACTTGAGCATGATCACATCATGCCGTTCATTGGAACGTACAAGGGTTTGATCAACGCAATCAAGTGGCTTGGATACGAAGACATTAAAGTTAAAGAGTGGTTCAGAGACGTTAAGGAAGGTAGAAACCTATCCCTATACGTTCCTTACGATGCAGACGGAAGAAAGAGAACCATCACATATTTCTCAGATGAAGAAAGAAGAAACCTTCAAAAGTTAAACCAGTTATCTCTCGTTTACTGCATAAACAGAGAAACCGGTGAGGTTGATGAATGGGGCAACCCCGAAACTGAGAACTGCTATGAATACAACCTCAACGAGATTTTAATAAAACTATATGCTTTAAAGCAGTGGTTGGAAAAGAACATAATTGGCGTTAACGCTCGTATATGGGATTTAACAGGTGAGGGTGTTTATCTTGAAAGATTCCAGAATTTCCTTTATGGAACCCAAAACATAGGAAGCGATGCGAACTACGTTCAATCACTAACCCCTCAAACCATCAATCCAAATTCAGAATTGGTTACGGGTGATGCAAGCATCCTGCTTACATTAAAGGAATATGAAAACGTAACCATTGAAGATTTACCGTTTCGCGTGATTGATTTTGCGCGTTATGGGTGGGACCCTTCAAATGGATTCTTTTCTCCAGACGAATATTATGATCTAAGTTATGTAGACCCATCTGCGGTATTCATTGGCTCACCGTTTGCCGTCCCGTGGGTGGATCTATATGACATTCAATGGAAGATGACAGTTGACAAGGAATATGCTGGAGTTGTCACAACGCAGTTTGCAACCAATCCCCTTTTAATAAGAGATAATGAAATAAAATTCTATAATTATTTCGATACGTCTACACTTTTCTTGGATGTGTCTGCAAACATTGATGTAACTATCGAAAAAGGAACTCTTAGAGATCCTTCAATAGACATATGGGAAGATTCTATTGCGTATTCAATATACCCAAATTTTTACATATACATGGATTCTTCTACATATAAAACATTTACGTATGATGGATCTTATGCAGTGTTGGACGGATCTGGAACCATCTATAATGATACTTCCGTTTATACTTACAATGCAACTACATTAAATCCAGTTTACTTTTTAGTGGACGGATCAGTATTTATAGGGGGTGATGCAAGTACAATCATTCAATCACCAATA